GTTGAAAATTCCAATGGAGAACGCTTTTTACTTAATACTACTAAGCCAGGTCTTGCCCGAGTATATGCTAGACATATAGCAGAAGGTGGCACACCATATGATGACCGCGCTGGTCATATTCAATCATTGGTTGAAGAATATGAAAAAATGGCAGGATTTGTCCGTGCTACACGCAATGGACAGTTTAATGAAAGTACTCAACGTTTAGTACTAGAAGGTATTAATCATTACCAATCATTAAGAGAAACACTAAGCCGTATGACTGGTCGTCGAGGATATAATATGTATTTTGAAAGTTGGACTCCTACTTTAATGGAAGACGACGGTGAAGTTTCTGGTATTAATGAACTATTTGTACAGGAAACACTAGATCCTAGAATTGAAAATGCTATGCCAATTCTCAAAAAGTTACACAAGAAACTTGGTGAGATGAAAGAAGTTTCTCAGTTAGAAGAATGGGCCGATAGTTTAGTAAATGAGTACAAACAAGACGATAATAGTGGTTATATTCAGTTATTACAAAGCAAATTAAAAGCAGGCAAGCCACTAACTCCCCAAGAAAAAGAAAAACTTAAAGCATATCTTGCAGCTAAACAAATGGGTATAAATGAGTATAAACAAGACGATAATAGTGGTTATATTCAGTTATTACAAAGCAAATTAAAAGCAGGCAAGCCACTAACTCCCCAAGAAAAAGAAAAACTTAAAGCATATCTTGCAGCTAAACAGCTAGGTCTACAAGAAGAAGGCGATAGTGGTCAAACAGCACTTAATCCAGTTGGTATTCCTGAAGATGAATTGGATGAAGGCAAGGGAGCTATAAGAAAGTTCTTAGCAGGTTTAGGAATCATAGGTACTCTAGGAGCGCATATCAGTAGTGAAGACGAAGCCATAATACAAAGAATGGCTGTGAAATATGACCAAGCGCAGTCTCCACAAGAGAAAGCACAAATCAAACGCGACATTGAAAGAGTTACTAAAGGTAGTTTAGTTAAAGAAGAAGAAGTTGAAGAAAGTGGACTACAGGCATATCTTGGTAATAAGAAATATGGCAAAGAAGGTATGGATGCTTTACGCAAAGCAGGCCGTGATGGCGCTAGTAAAGAAAAGATGGCAAACATCCGTGCTAAGTATGACAAACTAGATGAAGAAGGTGTGGCGGAAGACCTAGATGCCAACCAAAAGCGTGTAGGACAATTAGGCCCAACCGAAAAGGTTGGTAAAAAAGGCGCAGTTGGTAAACTAGTTGGCGCTAATGAAAATTTTATCAATACAGTTGATCAAGCAGTAACTACTGAAGGTGTAGAAGAATTGGCTGCACTCAAACGATTATTGGGTAAATAACTTTCTAAAAAACCTCACTTTTTAGTGAGGTTTACCATATCCGGCATAAATACTCTTGACGCAGCATGAAAGTTGTTATATACTTAGTACTGTGTTAGTTGTCTCCTGACAACGACATTTAAATCATATTTAGGCTCAAATTAGGCACATTTTTAAGGAGAAAACAAATGGCAAGTCTAGCAGAAATCCGCGCTCGCATTTCAGCGCAAGAAAACAAGTCAATCAAGGGTTCTAACACCCAATCAGATAACGCAATCTACCCACATTGGAACATGGATGAAGGTACTTCAGCTACCCTTCGTTTTCTTCCAGATGCGGAATCAAAGAATGAATTCTTTTGGGTAGAGCGGGCTATGATTAAACTCCCATTCAACGGAGTTAAAGGCGATTCTAATACTAAGCAAATTCAGGTACAAGTTCCATGCGTAGAAATGTATGGTGATAACTGTCCTATTTTGGCAGAAGTTCGTCCATGGTACAAGGACGAAAGTCTTAAGGAAATGGCTAACAAGTATTGGAAGAAACGCAGTTATATTTTTCAAGGGTTTGTTCGTCAAAACCCTATTCAGGATGACAAGACTCCTGCGAATCCTATTCGTAGGTTTATTATCAGCCCACAAATTATTCCTATTATCCGTACTGGTTTAATGGATCCCGAGATCCTAGAACTCCCTACAGATTATGTTCGTGGATTGGATTTTAAAATTATTAAAACCAGCAAAGGTGGTTATGCTGACTACAGTACCAGTAATTGGTCTCGTAGGGAAAGCGCATTGACCGAAGCCGAGCAACAAGCAATTGAAACATATGGTCTTTTCAATTTAGTAGACTTCTTACCCAAGAAGCCTAGTGAGGCTGAATTGCGTGTTATCAAAGAAATGTTTGAAGCAAGTGTTGAAGGCCGCCCGTACGACAATGATCGTTGGGGAGCATACTATCGCCCATATGGTCTAGAAGCACCTGCAGGAGCAACCGCGGTAGAAACACAGGCGACTACTAGTAGCGCACCCGCAACCGCACCCGTAGCAGATCCACATGATGACCATGATGATGAAGCATCAAGCCCAGTTGTAGTTCCCAAAAATGCTCAAAGCGATAAAGCGCAAGACATTTTGGCAATGATCCGAGCTAGACAGAAATCTGCGTAATAGGAGTTAGGGAGCATATGCTCCCTTACTTAGGAGAATTCCCATGACACTACCAGACGAAAGATTCCGAGCCCTTAAGCAAGGCAAAAAACTACTTGAGGAGTTATGCGATCCAGGTCGTACTCCTCGTGTTCCCAGCTTAGTTAGAGATAAAGCAAGGGCTGCTCTTAGACATTATCCTAGCGATTATGAATTAGACCGTATTGCAGATCAATGTCCAGAAATCCTTGACAAACTATCTTTTGCTGATAAGCTATATGCTAGCGGAATACACAAATAATAAGGAAAATAAAATGTCAAAACTACACAAACTAGAAAAGGTAAACGAATCATTTACAGTAAACCGTTATGATAACGGCTATATGATTGAAGTAGGCGGCCGTGACCGTGAAAATGATTGGAAAACTTGCAAGATCCTTTGTTCTTCGGAAGAAGAACTATTTGCAGTAATCAAGGAAGCATTAGCAATGGAAATGGACGGCTAACATGGCAAAACCATTTGATGTTTCAAAATTTAGAAAAGAAATTACAAAGTCTATCGAAGGACTATCTATCGGATTTAATGATCCAACCGATTGGGTCAGTACAGGAAATTATGCTCTCAACTACCTCATTAGTGGTGATTTTAATAAAGGCGTTCCTCTTGGAAAGGTTACTGTCTTTGCCGGAGAAAGCGGATCGGGCAAAAGCTTCATCTGTGCAGGTAACCTAGTTCGTCATGCACAACAACAAGGCATCTTCGTAGTATTAATTGATACTGAAAATGCACTTGATGAAGCATGGTTACATGCATTGGGTGTAGATACAAGTGAAGATAAACTATTGAAGTTAAACATGGCCATGATTGATGATGTGGCTAAAACTATCAGTAAGTTTATGACTGACTATAAAGTATTACCAGAAGCCGAAAAGCCTAAAGTTATGTTTATTATTGATAGCATTGGTATGTTACTAACACCCACCGATGTTAATCAATTTGAAGCAGGTGATATGAAAGGTGACATGGGTCGTAAACCTAAAGCATTGACAGCATTGGTTCGAAACTGTGTTAATATGTTCGGTAATCATAATGTTGGGTTAGTAGCTACTAATCATACATATGCAAGTCAGGATATGTTTGATCCAGATGACAAAATTTCAGGTGGTCAGGGGTTTGTATACGCAAGTTCAATTGTAGTTGCTATGAAAAAACTTAAACTTAAAGAAGATGAGGATGGCAACAAGGTCAGTGAGGTTCGAGGTATTCGTAGTGCTTGTAAGATTATGAAAACTCGTTATGCTAAACCTTTTGAGAGCGTTCAAGTTAAAATCCCCTATGAAACAGGAATGAGCCCTTATAGTGGACTATTAGATTTGATAGAAAAATCAGGACTACTTACTAAAGAAGGTAATAGGTTGTCTTACACTACCACTGATGGAGAAATTTTGAAGTTTTTCCGTAAAGGATGGGAAGCAAATGACGAAGGTTGCCTAGATAAAGTAATGATTGATTTTCCAAAAAAATCTCAAAATAAAATAAGTACTGTAGTTACCGAAGAGGAAACTACTGAATAATAATTTTACTTTTAGGAAAAAACTATGAACTTAAATTTTATTGCAGAAGTATGGGATGTATTGAAATTTCATCTTGAACCTAGTGAAGTAAATGTGGCTGCAGAAAACTTGATTGATTTGTTAATCAATAACGATTATGAATCAGAAGATATTAGAGAAGCCTTTAGAGATGAAAGGTCTGTACTAACCGCATTGAAAAATAATATCGAAGAATTGGATCAACTTGATGATAGTTATGAAGATTCATATGATGATTCTTACGATGATGATGATTGGCGTTAAATGAATTGGTATACGAAAATATCGCAAGACCTTTCCGTTATACCCGATTTCATAACATACTACGAATTAGAACTAGTTTCAGCTAAAAAAGAAGTGACCATATACGGCAATGTTGAAAAAAACATTGCCGGCTTACCTGGCATTACTGAGCATAGATTTAACCAGCTTCAAGAAATTGAGGCTGTGTTAAACTATCTTAATATCAAACTTAGACAAATTCGCCGAAAACATTTTCAAAAATATTTAGAAGCGTATAATAGAGCGCTAACTAGCCGTGACGCTGAAAAGTATGTTGATGGTGAAGATGAAGTTATTGATTTTGAAACACTTATCAATGAAGTGGCTCTATTAAGAAATAAATGGTTAGGTGTTATGAAAGGGTTAGAATCTAAAAACTTTATGTTGGGCCATGTAGTCAGACTAAGAGCAGCCGGCATGGAAGACATTCAAATAGGATAAAAAATATGGCTAAAACTTTTTCAACATTATCTAACAAGCAGATTAGTGCTCTTACCGGAACCCCACAAAGCGTACTTACAACTCAACAATTTAATTGGAATGCTTCTAACTCGATAACGCTTGGGGGAAATATTCCAGCTATTAATATAGGTGATTTATTAAAGAATTATGATCCAAATCACATAAAAAAATATGAAATACTCGAAATTAACGCGGATTCTTTGGCACTTAGCGTAGCACATAAAAGAATAATTTCTGATAAAAATTATCGAGGTCAAGTTTCTATTAGAAATATTTTAGATTCCGGGGTCTTCAGTGAGATAACAGATGAGGATAGAGAAACTGCTAACAAAATACGCACTTATTATTCTCATCAACTTGTGGTATGGGCCTTAAAAGAAATTAAAATCACTAAATTTAGAGAATGTTTAGGTTATTATATTAATGGTGATAGCTCAAAATTTAAAGAAGAATATATTCCTATTATAACTAAGTTACCATATTTTCATGAATATGATATTCAGTTGGATGAAATTAAAAGATCTATTGAAACTAATATCGATATGGATAATAGTGTACAATTAACCAAGCATGATTTGACTCCCATTAAATCATTGATCCGTAAAAATAAGAGAATTAAGTGCATTGAGTATTGGCTAAAAGATGTAAATAATTATGCATATAAGATACAAATAGAAATTAATAATCCATTACAACATTTATGGGATAATATTTTTAAAGAAGGACTGAAAATTACTGGTATCGGCGTGCCCAAAAGAAGAGATGATTTCAAATATTATCAACTGTTAAATTGGTCCAGTACTTCCTGAGGTTGACAGAAAATCCGAATTGAACTAGAATAGACTTTGATGAAAAAAATTTAGTGGCGAAAATGAAATATTTTATTGCACTGGTCTTAGCATTGCACTGCTTACCCTCAATGAGCATGGTTTTAACCAAAGACAAATATTGCCCATTGGGTCAACAACGAGTTGTCTTGTCAGAATGGTATCGTACTAGTACAGGCCCTTGGATTAAACATAGCTACTGGATTTGTCAAACATGAGTAGAATTATCCTAAGCTGCGGTCACGAAATTTACAACTTTACACAATCTTACCATATTATGGCTAAGGGCACGGATCGCTACGGTGAACGGGCTATCATATATCAAACAGTTTGTGGACCATGTGAAGAACGTTATAGACAACAGGGTCAAATTTTTGACTTTGAAGAAGTGGCATACCAATGGGTTAGTAAAGGTCAAAAATAAGGATTATATAAATGAAAAAAGTTATCCGTGATGGTAAAGTTGCTGTATTGTATAGCCCGGGCTACGGCGCTGGGTGGTATAGTTGGCATGATATCCCTGAACTTATCTATGATCCAGTGGTTGTAGAAATGGTCGAAAATCTAACCCCTTCTATAGACATTGTAATATATTGTAAAGATAGATATCCTGAGGGTTACTATGGTGGTGCCGAAGACTTGACCATCTATTGGATCAAAGAGGGAGAAGAATTTATTATCGAAGACTATGATGGATCAGAGAGCATCCGATTCAAATCGCAAATGGAATGGTTGAAAGCTTAAGTTGACATTAAATCTATGATAGCGTATACTTAAGGTATACACTGAGAAAAGGGAGTTAGATATGAGTGCAATGGGCAGGCTTTATACAGAAATTCAAGAACTCTTGGAAG